TCCGAAACGGGGACTTACTTTAGTCGGGTAAAGTGTCCGCGAGTGACGGACACGGCGCGTCCATTCGCTTCGCTCCCGTCCGCGCCTGCCCTTGCGGGGTCACCGCTCCGCGGTTGCCCGCGGCTGCCATGTGGTTGATTATATGTGTAACGTTTGTGATCGCCCGGTGTCGTCCGCTCCGCGGACTGCCTGTTATTTATATGTGTAACGTTAGTAATCGTGAGTGATCGGACGGTTGTCTGCCAGTGACCGCCGGAGGCGGTTGCCATCCGGGTGACGGACACGGCGCGGGAGTGATTATGTGTGTAAATTGAATAGTTTATGATAGAAAGGCTTTATACGTATCCACAAGCACGGATTTTTTGTGCAAGCATTTTACCTAAAGCGGTGTATCCATTTGCGTTAAGATGAACTGAATCTGAACGTAACGATGACGGCACTTCTCCTTTGCTCATTTCATTCACATCTGATGTTGTTGGCGTGAGATTCATCATAGACATACCGTACTTGCTAAGCATATTTCTTGTGTTAAAATAATGCACGCCGTACTTACTAAGCATCTGTGATTCTTCGTCCGATCTACTAGTGGTACTTCCAGAACTAAGACCCATTACTATATATCTGTCGTTAATTTTACTAATCATTGAGTCAATGATGCTTAATCTTTCTGCTAGACCCGGTCCATTTTGTCCAACAAAAATAATAGTAATTTTAGATTTAATGTCGCATCCGGCGAATTTAACTGGTGTTTCTGCAAGTAACGGCTCATTATACCCTGTAATCGTGTATTTAGCATTCGGGTCAGTTGTGCTTGTTTGTGATATTGACAAGGTACATTTCACGCCGTTAATGTATATCGGATTAACCGAATTACTTCCAGACCCTTGTCTTAATGGGTTGCATTGAGTTCCGTAAATATCTGTTAATTCTGATAAAGAATATTCACTTACGTTGCCTGGTTTAAGAATAAGTGAATCACCACCCTGTCTACAAGCGATGGTATTAGCATTTTCTCCGCCAACACCGCAATTTTTGAAAGAAGTAATTCCTAATTCAGAAGCACAAACGTTAGGATAACTTGTTCCAGAACCTCCGGCTCCTGCTGTTAAGCTATCTCCCCAAAAGCAAAGGTCAGTTGTATAATCAACGACATTAATAGTATTCCACAAGTCGTACAGTGTACTATCAGTGAATAGCATGAATTTGATATTAGCAGTGTTCGGTACATGTAAAGTGTTATCAATTCTTACTACAGCTGATTTAATAACGTCAGAAGATGAACCACCTTTACGAAGTGTCATTTTGTTCAAAGAGATTTTTCCGGGTTTAAAATCAATGTTGCCCCCATAGCATACATTAGCATTATTCCAATCATATGCAGACGATAGCCATAATGAAAGAGAATAACCGCCGACAATTCCAGTGTTTCTTGCATCAACTAAATAATAAACGTCTAGTGTGTCAGTTTTTGGATTGTCTATTGGAATAGTAAATCTAGACGTAACTCCAATTAAATGAGTATTTGTGCCTGCTTCTGCCTTATTATAGTTATCAAAAGAAATATATGAAGTTCCATTTACATCAGTTCTACTACTGATTGCGGAACCTTTATAGAATGCAGACTCACTAAACTGCTTACTATATGAAAGTCCATCTTTCAATAATCTTTCTCCAACTACTTTAGAATCTGCCGCCACACCGTTAATTGTAAGTGTATTGTCTACTACAGGAATAGTATTCCACAAGTCGTACAGTGTACTATCAGTGAATAGCATGAATTTAATATTAACAGTGTTTGGTACATGTGAAATGTTATCAATTCTTACTATAGCTGAGTTAATAACATCAGAAGTTGAACCACCTTTACGAAGTGTCATTTTGTTCAAAGAGATTTTTCCGGGTTTAAAATCAATGTTGCCCCCATAGCATACATTAGCATTATTCCAATCATATGCAGACGATAGCCATAATGAAAGAGAATAACCGCCGACAATTCCAGTGTTTCTTGCATCAACTAAATAATAAACGTCTAGTGTGTCAGTTTTTGGATTGTCTATTGGAATAGTAAATCTAGACGTAACTCCAATTAAATGAGTATTTGTGCCTGCTTCTGCCTTATTATAGTTATCAAAAGAAATATATGAAGTTCCATTTACATCAGTTCTACTACTGATTGCGGAACCTTTATAGAATGCAGACTCACTAAACTGCTTACTATATGAAAGTCCATCTTTCAATAATCTTTCTCCAACTACTTTAGAATCCGCGGCAGCATTTTCTACCGTCAACGACTTATCAATCGGAGGATTGGATGGATTCGTGATATTAGATGTTAACCATGTTGATACTTCATTGCTTACAGTAGGTTTTAATAAATTCAGAAGTTCGCCGCTGTCTTTCATTTCTTCTATTTTCTTGTTGACTTCTGTCTGAAGATCAAGATTGGTAAAATACTGATTGACAAAATCATATAACGCCTTGTAACTTTTTACAAGATTGTCCTGCGCGTCAAACATTTCTTTCACCGTCTTAAACAGCACAACAAATTTATTTTCTAGACTCAACGTCCCGTTGAAATCATACGGAATCCCCCGCACACTTGCTACAACTTCACATGCTTGCGTAATCATCTTACCGAAATCCGGCAACGTAGGAAAATCTGGAATCGTTGGTTTCTCTGCCATTATTATCCCTCCTTAATAAAATTGATAGAATAACTCTCTGCAATCATCGCAAATACGCTTGTTAAGATTAAGTATGGTATCTCGGAATCTCTGAATTTCTATAGAGTAACTACCGTCGAATCCATTATCTTCAATCGTATCATTATTATCTGCATGATACGTGTCATTACTGTTGGTTTTTGTGGTATTCTCTCCATTGCTCATAGCACTGTTATGGATGGTATTTTGTCCCCTATCCATTGTAGACGCATAATTCGTTCCAGCGAAATTAATCTGCGGATTGTCAGAGTGAATATTTTGTGTGTCGTTATTTGTATCAGCTGACGTTGTGTTTTTCGCTGTGCTGTCTCCCGAGATCACACCTGTTCGTGTATCGTCTTTTGTACTCGTTACTTTTCGTGTACTCTTATGAGTGATAAGCGGGTTGTATTCAAAAGTAATACTTCGGTACAACTGTTCATAGTATGGCATGTTAACCGTAAGTATCTTTTTCAGATGATACTGAAATTCACCAATTGTTTCTAACCCGATCTGCTCGCGGAAATACTGTAAACAGAACGTTTTTTCGAATGCCAGCTTTACAGCGGCATATTCCGGGGAATCGGCATCCGCATAGAAAGGAAAATCAAAATTGAACACCAACGCAACCGCTTTTTCGATCATACCGTCAATGTTTTGCTTTTCGAGGGGATGGATGACGTTATCGGCAATGACCAACTGTTCAATGGTATTCGTCAGGGTTTTGGTTCCGTAGTCATATTCAAGAAACATCATCCACCTCCTTATCATCTTCTTTGTTGCCAAAAAAATCCGGTCGGTTAATCGGTGTTACCATCTTAGAATTAAAACGTACATGGATATTCAATCCATACATTTTATTGATCGCATCAAGTCCCCTCTGAATGGTAGCCAGATTTCCGTTTCTTGTTAACTCGATCTCTCCATCGTTGTAACTCGTTTCCGCGGAAACCAGCCGTTCCGGTTTTTCTACGCCGCTTGCTTCGATACCGAGATCAGCTAGACATTCTGCTACTTCTCTCTGTGCGGCTGTATCAAGTTCGTTAAAGATTGGCTGTACTTTTAAATCAATCGTATCAATCTGAATCTGTTTTCGCAGATCGTTTTTTGCTTTGATGAAAGGAATATTTTTTACCCACTTTTGAATAAAGTTGTCAATGGATAACTTCTGCGTAGAATCCCCGCTGATAACAACTGGCGTTCTCTGCTGAATGACGTTTACCCTTGTCGACGCTTTTTTCTCTGCTAGACTCTGCGAATGAAGAATAATACTGAGAATTTCCGGTACAGCAAAAGGTCTTGCGAAAATCAACGCGCTTTCTTCCTTGTCGGTCTGTTCATAATACTGTCCATTCATAGCATAAGCAATCCAATCGGTCGGTATACCATAAATATCGGGTTCTCCAACCAGATTAACACCAAACACGCCGAAAAGTCCGGTGATTGGTTCTTTTTTGAACAGACACATTCCCTGCCATAACAGATAGGAGTTGAGCATCCGCGGCGGAATCTCATCCGGTAAACCGTCATACTCATAACGTGATAATGCTAAATTTACGAACTTGTCGAAAAAGTGGCGAAAATACATCTTTTCTTCCGGTGACGTATTCGGGTTGTTTTCCCATTGTCCCCACACTTCTTTGTTACTCACCCGATACGGGTTATTGTACATGATATCACCTCCTTAATCATTGGAAAGACCATAGTTTCCAACATCATCCGTATGCCAGAACGTCACGCCGCGGTTAAACATTGTTTGCAAAAAATTGATATCATCTGTGACGCACGCGCCATGTAATCCGCAATTTACGGTTTTTACAAAATTCCATTTTGAACGTCCGGTGATATTAGGGACTTTGATTCTATGCGTAGCATATCCGTACATCGTGAAATAATCGTCAATTACTTTCGCCATTTCCGGTGTTACACACATCGTCTTTAATGTAATTGTATTGCTGAAAAGCGCAGTTTGCACATAACTTCCGGTAGCACTTCCTTTTGCTGTAGGCGGAATTAAATCGTGTTGCTCCATCTGTGCTGAAATATTTTCGCCAAACATAAAATTGCTTACTGTCTGACCGATACTGCTTTCGATGGCTTTTCCGAAATTACCGCTTAATACGTTTGCAATGGTTGATACAACACTTTTTCCAGTATCAATATACTGCTGTTTTGTCTGGTAGTCCCATATAGGCTGAGACTGAGCAAGCCATGCCTGATACGCGTCATTTGTCCACGCGCAAGACGGGAAATTGCTGTACACAAAACCATAGGGTGTGTTAGTAGTAGGTTCGTTTTTGTAATTTTTCGGACTGATATAAATGGACGGAATGTTTAACTTTACTCCCTGTCCATAAAAAGAAATTTTTTGGTCTTTGAAATATTCCAGTCGATACATATACTGGCTACCGTCATGTGCATCTACAATCAAATACGAAAAAGGATATTGGAATAATTTTTTATTTTTTGGGGTGTATCCTGCCAGTGTTTCTGGAAAATGCATTGTAAATTCCTGTGGGGATTTTTCAAAACATAACTGCGGAGCCTGGAAAATAGCTACAATAGCATCAGCATTTCCGCTTGTTGCATAAGCCTGTATTTTCTGTTTCATGGCATCAAAATTAACTGTGTTAAAATAAGTCAAACCAGACATGATTTTTTGATTTAATTCCGGTTCTAATGCAACCCCGTTTTCGTCCGCACTTGCAACAAGACAATAGTTCATAAGACCGAAACCCATGCCAGCGGAACCATTTACAATGTATTCTCCAGTTTCCAGATTTTCGGGGACTAGATTCGCACCTACTGCGTCATCTGCTTTCGCAACGTGTTCTCGCTCTACATAGCACGGTTGAAGTACCACATCGTAAAAACTGTTCTGAAAACGATCGGGTTCGAAATAAATCTTGAAACTTCCGTCACTCAACCATTCTACGCGCGTCACAAAACCGAAATACCATTCTTCCGTATAGGGTTTGTTCTGAAAAGCAATATAATTGCATTTCAGAAAATCACTCTCATTCCCTTTTCCCTTATAAGTCAGTTCTCCCCATCTCACGGGCGCGGATTGCTTAAAAATATGAATTGCTTTTTTTCTTACATGAGCCAGACAGCCAGCTTTTCCATTTTCATAATAACGCACATGTTCATAGTCATTTCCCCATTCAATCCCACTTGCTAAAATTACCTCTGTCTGCGGGGAAACCGCCGCCACATTTTCCTGCGGCGGCATCGGAATGAAATTATCCATGTTTCCTCCCTCTTACTTAATCTGTCGTAAAGTAAATGGTTGCCGTTGCGGAAGAATTAAATCGGCTTGTAATCACAACCTGCACACTTGCTGTTTTGTTTGCTTTCGGTTTCAGATTCTTTTCGTCTTTTGCGATTCGAAGAATGGTTGTACCAGGAATAACAAACGTATCAGAGGAAGAGTTACCCTCTACTTTTACGTCTACTGCTTTATCCGCTACGCCATTAGAATTAACCGAAAAACTTCCACCGAAGTCGACATCTGTTCCAGCTTTCACCAGTCCCACGTCACTTGCGGTAATGGAAGAAACATCAACCGTCTCGGTCGTAAACACGATGATCGGATAAAACAGGGAATAAGAGAACATCTCTTTTACTGTATACGTACTGTTCCAACGCAGTCCGCGATTAACGTTATCCTGTACCATCATGCGGTACTGTTCTCGGATTTTGAAGAACCGTTTGTCAACCAGTACAGCCACGATACTTTCAGCATCGTTAAAGTTATCAATTAAAACCTGCTGTGCTTTCGGAATCATCCGGTCGAGATTGTACGCGCTTGCATAACTGTCAACGTTCATCGCGGCTTTGGTATCTGGGTCGACAAACAGAAGAATGGTATCTTCTTTTGCCGCCGATGTCGCGCCAGCGAAATTATACAGCGGGTTCGGGAACTGAATCTTGTCAATATAGGACTGAATTTGTTTCGCCAGTGCGTTCGCGGATGCTTGATCTGTAACCGCATCCACATGAACCGGATAAATCTGTCCAGCGCGCTTTGCGGATGCAATCAACTCTTTCGCTGTCGTAAACTCATCCCAGTTACAAGCGGAAACGACACTCTCCACTTTTGCCTGCACAAGACTTCTGAGTCCGTAATCATCGAGAAACGCGCCGCGCATATCCTCGAACCAGATCGTTACCGGATAATCGTTATTAAAATTGATTACATGATACAGCGCCATAATGTAGCTGTCATAAATGGCGGTCGCATCTTCGATGCTGATATTGGCATCGTGTGTATATCCCTGCGCAAAGTTTACATAAACTTCCTGTTCACCGTTTCCATACGGCATAGCGTTACTGTTCAGTACACGCAGAGGATTGCGGAACGCTTCGGTACTGATGGACTGGCTGGCGATCAGATTCACCAGTGCCGGAACGAGTTCGTTTCTTGCCATCGGATGATACGGGTCAGTTAACGTTTTTGCAATATCCGCAATATTATCACGCGTTGCCACAGGAACTCTGTCACGGTAATCAACACTCATCGTCTGCCGAACGGCGTTCAGCATGTTAATATTTGTCATATCAAGTTTTGCCATTGTTACTCTCCTTTTCCGCTCATGATGAGCTGAGACATATCAAGATCATTGATACTTGTTGCGGTGTCTTCTGCTTCCGGCACTTTTCCGCCAAACTCGGTTACTTTGGTGATACTTCCGCCGTGGGACAGATCAGACCAACGGCTTTTGATTTCTGCTACCGCGGAATCATACTTTCCGCGCAGTTCGTCCCGTTCCGCAACCAGTGCGTCACGCTCCGACATCAGCGCTCCGATGTCAGTATCTTCTGTTTTGATTTTTTCACTGATGGCGGCGATAGCATCACCATGCGTTTCGATGTTTCCAATATCGGCTACAATTTCTGTCCAATACTCTTCAAGTGTCATGTTAATACCTCCTTTTTAAATTGGGATATAACCAGATCGGCATTTTATGCCGTTTTGGTTTCATTGGGTGGGGCGGCTCAGGCGGCTCGGGTTGTCCAGTTGACAAGTACCGATATACCATCACCGCGTTGTTCAAACGTTCGGAATCAGATAAATACCGATTCCCAACAATCCATCCGGTAATTGCAGAATCTTTCGCGTGTTCCGAAATAAAATTGAAGCACTCATGCGCTTTTTCCTGCCGGAAAGCTAGCGTTCCATCGTCACTAATTCCTTCCCATCCTTTCATATAGGCGGCGGTTAGTGCGTCCAGATCGGTGCTGTTACTGTGTAAAAACGCCTGCAAATTTCCGTAAGCACTGGCGGCTCCTACGGAATACCACACATTTTCATAGATTAAATATTCCAACTGTGCGTTTCCATCGTCCCGGCTGTACCCGTTCGTGTCCAACCAGTTAAATAATTGCGTTCGCCGATTCGTGTCGGCGTTATCCGTCCATTGCCCCAAACCATAACCGGGCGAGCCGACAATCGTGCCTTGCCATAAGCCGGGGTTGATGGTTGACTCCTGCCAGAAGTTACCGCAGATGGCGGCAATCACATACTGGCTGATACCGCTTGCTACTTCGACCGGATACCGATAGAGATACGACCAAGCACTATAGGGAGATACAAACGTATTGATAGAAACCTGTCTGTCCAGTGGGTAGCTGTCGGTGTGCGCCCCCATGGTATACCCGCCGCCGTCTGCCGGGTCATATACCATTTCGGTATGCCCGGAACGCCACAAAATATCGCCTTTTTTCCAAGGCTGGTTTGTGGTTCCTTTCTGGAATCCCGCGCCGATCAGATACCCATCCATGCTACGAGTGGTAAACCACGGGTTTCTTGCCAAAAAACCACCTACTGTACAACAATAACTCATGAGAGACGAACAATCATAGTACGTAATACCTCCGACCGTTTGCCCCTCGCGATAAGTTTGTGAGTAACCAACGTTCGGTGCATTACAAATTTCGATACAAGTGTTGTAAGCAAGTGTTAGATCAGCCACGTGTCAGACCCTCTTTTGCTACGTATCCGGTATAGACAATTCCATTGACAACTGCTTTCACAAGATACCATTCTCCGGTATAATACCCGTAGTTTCTAACACCGGTTCCGGCTGGCAACGTCAAAATGACCGTTTTGTCCATCCCTGCTCCTACGCGCAGATTATAACGATCGTTGGTATGATAGGCTCCGGCGATTTTCCGGTCAAAACTACGTGCGGACTCGGTCTTGATACATTTCTCAATAGGTTTCTGCGGCTTTTCGTTTTTTACAGCATACCGATAATGGACGGTATTCTCATACGGGAGATCATAATAAGACCGAACGCAGATTTCTTTTCCGGTCTGATCTCCCGTCTGACCATCAATCCCGCCGTTTTCGGACTGGCTGGCGTGAACGATGCGGTTCGCGTCAACCGACATAGTTACATGATGCCCGGCTGCAAGGTGGATATCACCGCGTTTCCACGGTTTGCCGCATTTTACGAAACCAGCGTTTACCAACTGTTCGCCGAGATTTCTTGTGGTACTGTACTGACTGACTGGAAACCCAGCTTTTGCAAGTGCCGTTCCGACAAATGATGAACAATCATAATCAGGTCCATTCCGGTGTACCTGTGAGTAACCGTGGCGATCATCGGCGGCGATCTGTTCCTCCCATGCAACTGCGTTTTCGATTTTACTCATTCTTTCCACCTCCTAAGTGCTGGCAAAGCGAATTAATCGCGGTTGTATTCGCTTCTACACTTTTCCGTAATTCTTCCATTTCTTCCTTGTGTGCGTCTTTTTCTTTCACCAGATACCAAAAAAGCGCGCCGCAACAAACGATTGGAAAACCGAGACTGCCAATTAACTGTGTTACCATCGTTACATCCATTCGTCCTCCTCCTTATCATTCCATTTCAACCAATCTTCAATCTCACTAACTTTATCACACATAATAAAGTTATGAATGAATCGAACTGGCGATTTACTGTTATAAGAGTTGCCATCCATGAAAAAATAATCCCATAAGTAACGGATATGAGATTCATAATTTTCATGTGGGACGATAATCAAAGTGTCTTTCTCATCACCTTTATATCGTACCGTATAAGCAAGATATTCATTTTCTTTTTTCATCATTCCGACGATCATATTAAAAACGATATTTGCCATCTTTGCTCCTTTCTTCCTGCCCATAAAACAAGGAAACCTTTTGACCTGCCAAGGACAGGGCGGCTTACTCAGCCGTGGCAACCCCTTTTTAAAAGGTTTCCCCGTATTTTCATGATACCTCTTTTCTGTCCGTCTGTCAAGTACTTTTGTCCGTCATACGCAAACTATTTATAAAGATCAATTCCCAATAACTCAACCGCCATATTTTTGCTGTCTAGATCGTCAAATCGCAAGTATGCTTTCCGGTACGCGTCAACCAGATTTTCGAATAGATAATCATAGTGTTCCAACATCACCGTGTTCTGCGTATGATCTCCGTCACGGAACACCGCAACAAAATTACAAGACGGGTTATAGTTGTGCGTAATATAGATATACCCCTCTTCGTAATACTCATATACCCCATAACTTTTTCCGCTGTGTTCGATCGTAAACAGATACCGCGACCGACCGGTCGGCTTTTGTACAAACACGGCATCATCAATCAACATCTGATCTCCAACACTCATGCTTTGCATATAGTGACCGCCGCGGAATGCTTTCAAAGCAGTATTCTCCCACATGGCTTTACTGGCACTGTCATTGTGAGTAAACTCACACACAAAACCGCTCCCATGCAGCATTTTTGTTTCTTTCTGGTATCTCTTATGGATACCAAAAAATACAAAATAGGGATTGAGCAACGAAATATTATTGGATGCCATCACCAGTTTAAACCATCGGGACTGTCTTCCGTGTCCGCGGCTAATCGTCAATAGCAACGATTGCAGTTTTTCAGATTCCCCTTTTACGTATTGTCCGCTTTCCATGCTGAACTCGTCAAAAAACAAAAAGTAGACATCCCGAAAATACGGAGACGCTTTTTTTACAATGTCCATCTTACTTCCAAAACTAAACGCGCATCCGAATGGCACGCCGTCCAGAAAATACCGCACAACATTTCCGTTTTTGTCCAGATTTTTATAGGTAATCACACTTCCTAATTTAGGATACATTCTTAGCATATCTTCGTACATTGCCGCCGCTCCCGTCATTTCCCCTTTTGTCCGAAAAATCCATCCGGTCTGCAAACCATATTCTTTGCACAAGATACAACTCGCCGCGGCAAACGCACTGGTCTTTCCGGCACTACGGTTAGAACACGTAATTGCCACGCCTGCGAACTCCCCGTCCACGTCCGGCTCCGTAAACAACCGTATCGGGTTGTAATACTGAATCGGCTTTCCATCATCCGATACCGATTCAAATTTCACGCCATAATCTGCAAAAAGTTTTTCCCATTTGATATCATTCCAAAAAATCATTGTTTCACGTGAAACATTTTGTTTCACTTCCTCCTTTCTAGCATTTCCACAACCCGCGCACCGCGTCCCGCATAATCTATGTTAACCGCCAGTTCCCCGCCAGCAAAACTGCAGACAATCTCACGTTTATCGCACGATAATCGCACGTTTGACTGCGGATGGACGGCGGGTAAGGGCAGAGCTACGCTGGGTATAAAAAGAGCTACGCTTGAAAACGTAGCTCTCTTACACGTATGGAATTTATCACACAAGATATAGAAACTATAAAATATACATGATTCACCGTTTACCAGTCGGAGCGCGTATTAACGTCATATATTTAAACAAACGGATTAAATTTTTCCGTGTCGCCGAATTTATGGACGTTTACTGCGGAAAGGTAAGCGGTAAAGCCCTTGTCGCGGCGGAACTTACTTTCTCCGATGGAGATAAAGAGGTCAACAACTGCACCTTTACCGAGTTCGTCAACGCTTGAAACGGTGTCGCTCTCTACGCCGTCCTCGTAAAAATCTACTTTATAGTTGGTCTGCGCTTTTACGTAAAGACCACTTTCATCGGTTTCTTTTGCTGGAATCCATTTTGCTTCTGCGGCGGCATCATTACCGAACTCTTCGATAATTTTTTCGAAGATGGCTTTCTGCTGGTCTGCTGTGATCGAAGCAGAAAGAACGCTTTTGCCGTCCTCTTCCTTTGAATATTTTACAGTAACGTTGTTCAGTTTCATTTTTGCTTTACTCATGATTTTTTCTCCTTTTGATTTAAGTTGTTTTGTTATGCAGAACCGCGGCGCTTTGCTTTGATCGTTTCCGTCTTATCTGGTCACTTCCAGACCGCGGTTGTGCGCTGATTAATCGCCCAGTCTCTTTGCTTCGGCAAAGAACTGTTCGTCCGGCATCTCGTAGCGGGCGGATACGGTATCGGTTAATACACAGATGAAATCCTCCGGAAAACCAGCGGCGGCAACAGCGGCGGTTTTTGCTTTCTGCGTTTTCAGTTCTTCTGTATTCTCAAAAGAGCCGATCACCTGTTTTGTGTTTCTGTCAATGACAGAATAGATAAATGTTTCGATTTTTGTTCTAACCATTTTTTTCTCCTTTCGTTATGTGGCTATTTGTTCTTACAAGTATTATAATAGCACTGCCTACCAAAAAAGTCAATAGTTAAAATAAGAAAATAAAGAAAATATCCAAAAATAAAAGCAGGATGGAAAGGTCGAGTTCTTCATCATGTAACGCCCAGATCGTTGATAATACTAAAAACATAAAAAACACAAAATATCTCATATCGTCTCCTATTCCGGTAACACTCCGTCTTGAGAGTTTACCAATACTTCATAGTATTCATTCGATACACCTAAGGTATAAGTGGTATCAATAATTCCGATGTTACTTGCTGTCAAAATTTCTTCCCCGTTTACTTTGATGTAATGCGGTTTGGTGTTATTAAAGCAACTGTTCGTTCGTCCGACATTTTCCATTCTGCGGCAGAGACGGAAATTATTACAGCACTTTATATTTTCCGCGCCTAATTTTTTGTTCATGCCAGCGACCGTAGACGTAAAACGCACGGGGTCTTTGCCGGATTGTGCCGCTTTTTCGTCCCATTCTACTCCGCAATATTTCT